GCTCGCTGGGCTCATAACCCAGAGGTCCATGGTTCAAATCCATGCCCCGCTACCAATGCCTCCGGTTTCACATTGAAGAAACCGGAGGCTTTTTCTATATCCTCAAGGTTCCACAAAACGCGGCCAGTCATCTTCTGCGAAATCGCAGATGGATTAAATCCCATCGCCGCCGCCAAGTCCTTTTGCGATACGCCGCGCATCGCCATGGCAATACGCATATTTTGCGTCACAATCGACTGAAGGCCATTGCCCTTGCCCTCATTGGACTTTACCTGTGCTTGCGGGCTTAATGTTGCTGTTGTCATGCACATAATATTAAGCCTAGCTAACGCATATTGCAACTATCGCCATCCTTGATTTGACATCTAAATTAGCTGGGTGTATCTATATGGGCTATGTCTACTTTGAGATTAGATGGCCTAAATTCAGGTCAGGTGATAAAACGTTTGACGGGCTTCAAAGGTGAGTCCTTGAAGCAAGTTGCCGCCATCATCGGCATATCTTCGTCTGCTTTATCTCAGAAATGCGCCGGACGAATCAGCTTCAAATCTGAAGAAATCGCCAATCTTGCAGAACACTTCGGCGTTCCATCAGACGTGCTTCTCGGCCGTGAGCCTTTGGAGGTGGCATGAGTGATGATCATTCGCACATCGACGTTGAGATTGTCCCGCTCCAACCGGTTTCGGACGAGGAAATCAGACAACGTGCAGATCGGTGGTTCCGTGGGTGCTGCCCGCGTCGTCGGCTGTGGGGTAGGTTCCGGGAGCTTGCGCGTGGAATCCTGTGGCGAGAAGCCAGTTCGTCGCGTCCATGACTTGTTTGCGTTGGCGTTTGCCGCCGGTGCTCAGTTTGATGATCCTGCGGTATTGCGCCGGTCCGTTGTCGGTGAAGAACTCTCCGCCGTGGTATCTCATCATGTGCCTGGCTCGCAGGGGCGGGTTGACCGATGCGCCTATGAGGAACGCTTCGGAACTGAGGTCGTTGAGGGTGAATCTGTCGTAGTGGATTATCCTCGCGTCCGCGTGCGTGATGTACTGGATTACCAGCTCCGCCTGTTCTCCGAGGTCGCCGACGGTGTAGAGCGTCATGGTTTCGCCTGGCATGATGACGGCGCTTGGCGGCTTTTCCCCTGTGCCGTTGTATGGGTCCGGCGTGAGTTCGGCGTCTTTGGTCCAGATGTAGTGCAGGCAAAGTCCCATTCCGCCGATGTTCTGGACTCGCAGCACACGGCCGTTGGCAACGACCTTTCCTTGGTTGTCCCTCTTGTTCCAGTCGCCGGTGAACGCGACGTCGATATAGGCATCCATGACACGGTTGCGACTGTTCTTCCACGACACCACGGCTGCGATGAAAGTCGCGCAGGTCACCACGGACGCCGCGAGTCCAATCCAATTCATTGCTTCGTTCATGCTCATAAATCTACAGCCGGAGGTGTCTCATGCCGTACCTGAAGCCTGAATCATCGTTGGACACGTTTGACGTGTCCTACATCCTGCGCGACGGCGGCAACCCGTATGAGTTCGTCATCTACGCGCGTCTCCGTGGCCAGTTCATGCGTGTGGATGGTCTGTCTATGGGCGAGCTTGTGACGATCAATCGTGAGATTGCCAGGGCGATTAGGGAGGCGAAGCATGCGCGCGCTTTGTAGGACGGTGCTGCGCGGCCTGTGTGTTCTGGCCGTGTTGCCGGTGGTGTTGCTGACGGTTGGCTGGTGCGCCTTCTGGGATTGGCTTTGGCGTGATGACGAAGAGAGGAGTCGCTATGGGTACGGCTACTAGGGTCTGCGTGGATAACTACGAGGCATATCCGGGCATCTTCCGTGTGTCGTTCGATTCCGGGGATATTCGCGCGGCGGTTGTGTTGACCCGTCCGCAGGTGGAGCAGTTGCGTTCGTGCGTGACTGACTCGTTGGCGCGTGACGATGCGGTGCGGCGAAGACGCGGCGGTGATCTGTGACGGTCAACGCCGTCGTTAACTGAATATGGCTTTGATCCAGCCGACCGTCGGTTGCTGGGGAGTCGTGATGAAGCATCCGGCCGCGCCTTGCCCAGCGCGTTACAAACACACCGGCTGTGGGCCGGTGGTTACGACGGCGGCGGGGTCTGCCATGCGGGTTCACTGAACGGCTTGGGGCGCATTGGGAGGGCGCAACAGGGTGCTTTGCCGCCATGCGTGGCGGGTCTCAGGCCGTGACCTTGCGCGCGGCCTTGTGCCGCTGACCATTGCGACGGCTGTGGCTCCGATTTGAGAGCTTGCTTTGCAGTGCGAACCTTACGGAACTTTGGACGGCGGAGCCTTGCGGCTTCGCCTGTCTCCATTGTTTCGCTTTGAGGTTCCCCGCTCTAACTGTTCACCAATTTGAGAGACATGGAAACGGAGCCTTGCGGCTTCGGAATCAATCTTCTACAGACCAACTCGACAGACCGACTCAAGCTTTAGGAAGTGAGGCAGATTATGGGATATTCGGTGGATTACAGGCCGACTAGGAAGCGTGCCAAGCGTGCGGTGCCGAAGAACAAAGCGCAGCGCACTAAGGACATCAAGAACGCTATCAGGTGGAACATCGAACAGTTGGAGCATGACACCGTCGGAACCGATAGGGTTAATCGTTTCTTTGTTATCAACTTGCTTCGCCTGAACAAGATCGCGCCGGAAGCCGACCCGACCGGCGACCATGTGTTGCAGGAGCTTATCAGCAAGGGCGTGTTGCGAAAGCCCGAACGCCGCGCGGGAGTGCAGGTGTTCGACCGCGCCGATCTGTTGACATCGCTCAAGTCTTGGGTGGGCATGCTATGAACCCGCGCGCGAAACTGACCACCGGGCGCTCGGGGAGCCGAACGTGCCGTCCTTGCTCACCCTCCTATATCCCGAGGGCTGCTTGGCCGATTGTCGCCGCGAAGCTCGAACAGGTCGAGCTGCTGCTCAGGGACAAGGCCACGGCATGACCCGCATCCGCATGCTGACCACCACCGAGGCCGCGACCAGACTGAACGTCAGCAAACGCACGCTGATCCGGTGGCGGCAGTCCATCCCGATCATCGGACCGCCGCCAATCCGCATCGGCAACTCGATCATGTACGCCGAACAGGACGTGAACGGCTGGATACTCGCACAACGAGAGAAAGGCAAAGCATGAGAAGACAGACCGTAGATCCACGCATCAGGGCGAAGGTCATCGCCACATACGGCAACCGGTGCTGGCTCGGCATGCCGGGCTGCTCCATCACCGCGACCGAGGACGACCACATCATCCCGTTCAGCCATGGCGGCAAGGACACCGTGGCCAACCTGCGCCGAGCGTGCAAGCATTGCAACGCGATGCGCCAGGACCGTGTGCTGAGCGGATACGGCGCGACCCTGCACGTGGTCATCGGACCGCCACGGGCCGACTTCGGCATGGCCATGCAGTCCATGCTCCGCCGTGACAGCATCGTTGTCAGCTTCGACAGTCTGCTGCGCGACCTGTGCCCGACACAATCCAAAGCGACCGACGGGCTGCGCCTCGCCGCCGCGATGGCATGGGACGGCGCGGCCCGCACACTGGCCAAGAGCTCCGAGCCGTTGGACGTATGGCTGGTGCGCACGCTGCCACGCTCCCGCCGCCATCCCGACATGCTGGCCGAATGGCTGGCGTTGGACTACGATGTGCACGTCATCGAGACACCGGCCGATTCCACGTTCGCTCTCGACCTCACACCGCAGGAGTATCGGACGGCGCAGCAGTGGTACGCGCTGCATCTCACACAGCAGGCCGTGGACGCCCGGCTCGCCGCCAGACGACAACGCCTCGCCGCTCTCGGACTCCGCCGTGACTCTCCGACCGACCGTCCGCGATGGTGACCGCTTTTTTAAACAGCCGACGCCCAAAAGACCCCGCGCCAAGTCTTTTTTCCCCCCAGAACCACGCAAAAAAGCATGAAAACGTTGGAAAACCAAGGAAAACACATCATGAACCAAGGAATATTGGAAGGATTCGAGGAATACGAACACCAGTATGGCACCGCCGGATTGCAGGAAGCCGCGACCATGAATCTCATCAAAAGCTTCGTGGACGGCAAGACGTTGACGCCCGAGGCTACCTACATCTGCAAGTCGATGCTGTCGATTGCCAGGAACATCGACATCCAGAACAGCAAGGGACGAGAGATCAGCCGCAACATGACATCGCTGCTCACATGGTTCCAGGAACTCAAGGCGATGTATCCGGAACAGCCGCAGCTCGACCCGACGCTGACCGACTTCATCGCCGACGCGAAGGCCGGACTGTGACCATGCTCATGCGCGGCGGCACGAAACGCGACGAAACGCGGCCGACCGATGGCGAGATCGTGGCCAGGACGGCCGGGATGCTGGGCAAGCCGCTGCTGCCATGGCAACGCTACGTGGCCGACGTGGCCGGCGAGATCGACCCGTCCACCGGAACGTACTATTACGACCGTGTTGTGTTGAGCACGCCGCGCCAGTGCGGCAAGAGCACGCTGATCGATACCGAGGACACGCGAAACGCGTTGTTGGGTCCTGACCGGAAGATCTATTACCTCGCGCAGACCGGCAAGGACGCCGAGAAGCATTTCAAGGACTTCGTGCAGCAGCTCTCAAAATCGAAGCTCGCGCCGTTCGCCCTCAAGCCGAGGCTTTCCAACGGCGGGATGGAACAGAGGTTCCGGAACGGCAGCTTCATCTGCCCGTTGGCCGTGACCAAGGTGGCCGGGCACGGCACGCAGATGGACAAGTTCACCATCGACGAGGCATTCAGCCTGGACGACGAGACCGGCAAGCTGATCCTCGACGGCATGGCACCGACCATGAACACGAGACTGCACTTCACCGGCGTCCAGCCCCAGATCTGGATAACCTCGACCGAAGGCACCGCCGATTCCACTTTCCTCAACGGCCTGCTCGACTCCTTCCGCGCCGGAAACGTGCCCACACGAACATGCTGGTTCGATTTCGGCATCCCCGACGACGCCGACCCCGAGGACTTCCAGACGATTCTGAAATGGCATCCCGCCGCCGGCCTGCTCTGGGACATCCGCCAATTGCGCGACTTCCGCGAACAGTTCGCCGGCAACGAGGCCGGCTGGGCGCGAGCCTTCGGCAACCGGCGCGACACCGGCGTGGCCGAACGCGTCATCCCCGACCAGCTGTGGCAATCCACGTTGGCCACGCCCATCACGCCGGACCGGATCGACGGCCGACCCGTGGTGATAGCCGCCGCCGTGGACGTGGACGCCACGAACACGTCAGTCTCCGCCGCGATCGTCAACACGGACGGCACCGTGACCATGCAATTGCTCGAAGTCCTGGACGGCACCGGCATGGCACCAGCCGAGATCACGAGAATCTGCGACACCTACCACGCTCCCCTGGTCATGGACTGCAAGGGACCAAACGCCGACCTGCACGACCGGCTCGCATCCATGACCGACGAAGCCGGCGATCCGCTTATCGACTTCATCGCCATGCAATCATCTGACTACCTTGCGGTCGGCCAGGCATTCGTCAGCGGCCTGCGGAACAAGCTGATTCGCCATGCCGCCGATACCGAGCTCGACGCAAGCGCGGCCAGCTGCGCGAGGACGTGGAGCGGCGACGCATGGCGCGTCACACGGCGCGGCAGCACCGGTCTGACATCGCCGATCGAATCATGCATGCTGGCCGCTTGGGGAGCGCATCACCTGCCATCTGACGGCACGTTGCAAATCTTCTGACATGTCACCGTTTGTCACCGTTTGTCACCGTTTGTCACCGTTTTTTTGGTCATGACGCGCCGGCGCGCATAATCTCGGCGTCATGAATCTTTGGGAACGCATGAGGCTCGCAGGCCGCGTGCTCACGCGCGGCGCGGACGGCACGGACATGCCGGACGGCATCAAGCCGCCGAAACGGGGTCCGGCCACCGAACCGTTGCAGCTTTCCACCGTGTTCCGTGGCGTGCAGGTGCTTCAGACCGCCATCACCGGCCTGCCGATCGTGGAACAGCGCGGCGGCCGTGACCTGCCGGACGTGAGCCCCATGGTGTTGCAGCCGGACGTGTCCCGTTCACGCCGTGATTTCATCGCCGACATCGTGGCCTCTCTCGTGCTCGACGGCAACGCCTTCACGCGCATTGTGCGAGATTGGAAAGGCGAGATCGTCACCTGCGAGGTGCTGCCGCCGCAATACGTGACCGTCACGGACGAAAGCGACGACCCGGCACGCCCCGACCTGCGGTTCTCCTATCTCGGCCATGCCTACACCGCCGATGACGTCGTGCACAGCAAGTTCCTCAACGTGCCCGGCCGACTGCGCGGACTCGGCCCCATCTCGGCGGCACGCGAGGAGATCGAGGCCGCGCAGCTCGCGCGCGACTACAAGGCGAAGTTCTTCACGGATAGCTCGAACATCAAGGGCTATTTGCGCACCACCGAGAACGTCACGAAGGAAACAGCGCAGCAGGCGAAGGACGCATGGAAGAGCGACGGCACAGCCGGAGACATCAAGGTAGTCGGCAAAGCCCTGGAATATGTGCCACTCGACATGAAACCCGCCGACCTGCAATTTCTTGAGACGCAGAAGTTCGACACCACGCAGATCGCCCGTCTGCTCGGCATCCCGGCAAGCATCATGCTCGCAGCCGTCGATGGCTCGAACCTCACCTACAGCAACATCGAACAGTCATGGATCGAGTTCGCGGACTACACGCTGTCCGCCTACACCGGCGAGATCGAAGAGATCTTCAACCGTCTGCTTCCGCGCGGCCGGACCGCCAAGTTCGATTGGGACAGCTCCCAGCGTGCGAACATGAGCGACCGCTACACGGCCTACAAGACAGCCATCGAGGCAGGTTTCCTCACCGTCGATGACGTGCGGCGCAAGGAAGGACTGCCGGCACTCGGAAAGGAAGAAGACCAATGAACATCGAGAAACGCACAATCGCATGGAAGGGTCTGACGCTCCGCTCCGCCGATGACGAGGGCACAACCTCCGTCGAGGGTGTGGCCGTGCCGTTCGGCGACATCATCGACACATGGGACGGAGCCGAGACCTTCGACCGTGATTGCTCTTTCGAGGGGCTTGACGAGGCGAAACTGTGCTTCGAGCACGGCGAGACCATCGGCCGCATCACCAAAGCGGAAAGCACGGACGACGGCCTGCACATCACCGCGCGGATCAGCGACACGGCACGCGGCCGCGACGCCATGACCCTGATCCGTGACGGCGTGCTCGACAGCTTCTCGGTCGGATTCATCCCGATCGACTCGCAGAAGGACCGCGACGGCATCACCCACCGCCGCAAGGTCCGCCTGCTTGAGACCAGCATCGTGAGCTGGCCAGCCTACCAGAACGCGAAAATGACCAAATCAGCGGCACCAGCCGTCGAACACAGGAAGGAAACCATGGAGAACAACAACGAACTGATGGACCTGGTCAAGTCCATGCAGGAGGAACAGCGCGGCATCAAGGCCGAGATCAGCAAGATGGGCGCGAAACCGGCACCGGCTGCCATCGGCGCGGCGTACCGGAGCCACGGAGAATACATGCAGGCCCTCGCGCGAGGCGACGAACAGGCCATGACCGTGATGAAGGAATGCCGCGAACTGATCTCGACCAAGGACACCGGCAACACCGCCACCTGGATCGCCGATGATCTCAAACTGATCGAGGAACGCCGCAAGGTCTCCCAGCTCCTGACCCATGACACGCTCCCGGCGACCGGCATGAGCATGGAATACCATGTCGTGACCTCCGACACCAGCACCGTCAACAAGCAGGCCGAGGAAGGCACCGATCTTTCCTTCGGAAAAATCAGCTTCGGCACCAAGACCGCCAGCATCGACACCTACGGCGGCTACACCACCCTATCCCGCCAAACCATCGAACGCAGCACCACGCCGATGCTCAACACCGCGCTAACCGCATTGCAGAACGCCTACGCGAAGGCCACCGAGAAGGCAGTGCGCGACCATCTGTATGCGGAGATCAAGGCACAGCGCGACGCGTCCAAGGACGCCAACAAGATCGACGCGCCGCAGCTCGCCAACATGACCATCGACGACTGGGTATCACTCATCATCGACGCGTCCGAACTGGCCGACGCCCGCAACGTGTCGCTGACACGCCTCGCGGTCTCCAAAGACGTGCTCAAGGCACTGGTGAAACTCAAGGACACCGGTGACCGGTTCTTCAACCTCAGCGGCGACGGATCGGACACCATCGGCAGCTTCGACCTGACCGGCGTGGCCGGCACGTTCATGCGCGTCCCTGTCGTGCTGCTGCCGAACGCCGACGCCGGACTGGCCAGCTTCATCGACCCCGCCGCAGTGACCGTGTGGGAGTCCGGCGGCCCCACGCAGCTGACCGACGGGAACGTGACCGGCTTGACCAACAGCTACAGCGTCTACGGATACATGGCCGTGGCCACGACCCATGCAGACGGCCTGATTCCGGTGAAGTTCGCCACAGCATGATGATCGAGGACAACACCCTGCTGCAACGCCTCCGCGACGAAGTGGGCGTCCCGGCCGGAGAGGAAGACCGGCTCACGGTCAAACTATCGGCGGCGCGCCGATACGTCGCGCACGCGGTCGGCACCGCCACCGTGGACGACGATCTGCTGGCCGATTGCATCGTCTCCTGCGCTGCCGACCTGTTCAACATGCGCGACGCCCGGCTCGGCGTGATGGACGTGGGCGACTCGACCGTGGAACCGTTCAGGATCTCCACCGACCCGCTCCGTTCCGTCTGGCCGAAACTCCGCGCCGCCGGCGTCCTGACCGGTGGAATGGTGATCGCATGAACATCCAGGAACAACGCGCCGCCCTCATGGCCACGCTCGCCGACATGCTCGACGGGCTCGTGAGCAGCATCAGCACCGCCGCCCAACTGGTACGCCCCGCCGCCGGCAAGGTGACCGTGTTCATCGAACCTCCGACCGTGGAATGGCCGTCATGGGGCCCGCCGGAACCGGTCTGGACGTTGGATGTCATCGCCGGCACGCCGGCCACTCAGCCATCCGCAGTCGATGACATCCTCACAGCGCTCGACAGACTCGCCGAACGTGGCCTGAACATCCAGAAGGCCACGCCCGCAACATGGAACCTCGCAGGAGCCGGCACGCTGGCGGCCTACCAGGTCACGTTGAACGCTCTGGAAACCGAATAAGACAAGGAAAGGAAAACAATCATGACTGGAAAGATCCGCACGCTCGGACCAGGCATCTTCAAAATCACCGACACCGAAAACGGCAGGGACTTCAGCGCCGACCTGACCAAGGCGCAGCTGAACCCGTCGAACAGCAGCGACGACCCGACCACCTTCTTGGACGGGTCAGAGGAGACGAACACCACGACCACGTGGACGTTCGAGGGCACCGTGGGCGATGACTTCAGCGAGGACGGTCTGGCCGTCTGGCTCTTCGACCACAAGAACGAGACGCTGCCGGCACAGTTCGTCCCGAACAAGACCGGCAAGATCCAGTGGACCTTCAACGTCACCATCGCGCCAATCGCCATCGGCGGCGACGTCAAATCGAAGAACACGAACGATCTGAGCTTCGCCGTCACGAACGTCGCCCACACGGCCTACTCGGGTTGATTAGTGATGGCTGACAAGGCATTGATGGTCGTCGGCCAGAAACGCTTCATTCAGACGATGCGCAAGGCCGGCGCGGACATGGACGACCTGAAGGAAGTGAACCGCGAGGCAGCGCAGATCGCACTGCCCGCCGTCCGCAACCTCACCCCACGAGGCAAGACCGGCCGGCTGGCCGGCAGTCTGCGTGTCGGAGCGACGAAACGCGCCGGCGTCATCCGCGCCGGCCGCAAGGCCGTGCCCTACGCAGGACCAATCAACTACGGGTGGCCAGCCCGCAGCATAAAACCACGTCTCTTCGTCAACAACGGCGTCGCCTCCACCGAGGGCCAATGGCAAAAGGTCTACAAGGACTTCATCGACAAGACATTGAAGCAAGTGAAAGGAAAATAATGGCAACCACGAGAATCACCTACATGGACGGGACCAGCGAGACCGTGCCGATCACAATGCGCGCGACATGCAAGGCCGAGGCGCACGCCATCGATGCCGGCTGGGGAACCATCACCCAGTCCCCCGTCCGTTCCGGCGCGTACGCGGCCTACGCAGCCCTGCGCATGATCGGCCGCAGCATGCCTGATTTCGAGCATTGGCTGGACACCGTGGCTTCCTTCGACCTTGCGGCACCGAAGGAGGAGACGGAAGAGGGAAACCCTACGGACTAGCCGCGTGGCCGTCTCTCGTTCCTGCTGGCAAGCCGTTTCGGCGGCACGCCATGGCAGTGGCGGAACGAGGCCGACGAATTGGATTGGGGCACCGGACTGGCCGAACTGCTCAAGGAAGCCGAATCACGGGAGGAGTGAACCATGGCGCACAGCGCGATCATGAGCGTGCGCATCACCGGCAACGCCGATGATGCCGTCAAGGCGTTCGAGAAGACCACCACGAAGGCGGCCGCTTTCGGCAGCGCCATCGGCGGATTGGCCGTCAAGGGCGTGACCGCGCTGTGGGACACCGTCAAGGGCTTCGCCAGCGACGTGGTGAACATGTCGGACAGCACCGACAAGTTCATGAACACCATGAGCTTCGCCGGCATCGACACCAAAGCCGTGCAGGCAGCGGCGAAGGAAACCCGCAAATACGCCGACGACACCGTGTACGGCCTCGATGACATCCAGAACACCACCGCGCAGCTGGCCGCAAACGGCATCGGCAACTACATGGAACTGACCGAGGCGGCCGGCAACCTCAACGCGGTGGCCGGAGGCAACGCCGACAGTTTCAAGAGCGTCGCTATGATGCTCACACAGACCGCCGGCGCGGGAAAATTGACCACCGAGAACTGGAATCAGCTTGCCGACGCCATCCCGGGCGCGTCCGGCAAACTCCAGGAGGCGCTGCTGAAGAACGGCGCGTACACGGGCAACTTCCGCGACGCCATGTCAAAGGGCGAGATCACCGCAGACGAGTTCAACAAGGCGCTCATGGACCTCGGCATGACCGACGTGGCGAAACAGGCCGCGACATCGACCAGCACCATCGAGGGAGCCATGGGAAACCTCGAAGCAGCCGTCACCGGCGGCCTGACTGACGCGTTCAACCTGTTCAAACCGGCCGTCACCGGCGGCATCAACGCGGCCGCCGACGCCGTGACCAGCCTGGCCACCAACGGCGTGCAGGGCTTGCAGACGTTCTTCGGCCAGGTCAAGGACACCGGAGCGTTCACCGCATTGCAGACGGCCGCGCAGTCGGTCGGCGGCGGCCTGCAATCATTGTGGAACGGCATCATGGCGGTCGTGAACGCAATGACCGGAGGGCAGCCGGCGGGAACCGCGTTCGGCAACGTGCTCAACACCGTCGCCACGGCCGCGCAGACGGTCGGCGGCTGGCTGAAGACCGCCGGCGACTGGATCAGTCAGAATCTGGATCTTGTGACCCCTCTCGTGGCCGCGATCGGCGGGGCCGTCGCAGTCGTCACCGCCGTGACCACGGCCATGCAGCTGGCCGCGGCCGCACAGGCGCTGCTCAACGCGGTCATGGCCGCGAACCCGATCATGCTGGTCATCACGCTCATCGCCGCGCTCGTGGCCGGACTCACCTACTTCTTCGCCTGCACCAACACCGGCAAGGCCGTGTGGTCGAGCTTCACGGGTTTCCTGTCCGGCTGCGTGCAGGGCATCATCGGCTTCTTCTCCGGTCTCGGCTCCACCATCGGCGGCATCTTCAACTCAGCCGCGAACGGTGCCAGGAACGCGTGGAACGGCGTGGTCGGCTGGTTCCGTGGACTGCCGGGCACCATAGCCGGGTTCTTCTCCAACGCCGGCAGCATCCTGACCAACGCGGGAAAGAGCATCATCGACGGTTTCCTGAACGGCCTTAAGAGCGCTTGGGACAAAGTGACCGGCTGGATCGGCGGCATCGGCGACTGGATCAGCGCGCACAAGGGCCCGATCAGCTACGACCGCCGGCTTCTGATCCCGCACGGCAAGGCCATCATGACCGGTTTCGCGCAGGGCCTCAACAACGGGTTCGACAGCAACGTGGAAACCGCCATCGGCCGCGCTAACCGCAGACTCGCGGCCATGCCCCTCAACCTCTCCGCCCAGGGCAACACGGCCACGCCAGCCGTGTTCAACACCTGGAACGTGGAGATCAACGGCGAGGTCATCGACAAGGACGGCACCGCCAAGGCCATCAAACGGCTCCTGTCCGACTACGACTCAAGGAGGTCATGATGCAGCAGTGCTTCATGTTCATCGACACCGGCAGCGGCTGGACGCCGGTGAACGATTCCACCAAGGACATCGCCGCCCTCGACTCTTTCACTATCCGGTGGGGCAGTGACGGCATCGACGAACAGCCCGAACCTGCCGTGATGACCTTCACCCTGCGCGACAAGACCGGACGGCTCGCAGGCCAGGCATTGACATTAGCCGGCATGAAAGTGATCGTGCAGTTCTCCGATCAACCCAGATGGCAAGACCTTCAGCCGTCGATGGGCAGCTGGAAAGATCTGCGCATCCCCATCGACTCGCTTCACAAGACATATTCCCCGGACTCGCCGGACTCGCCGGACTCGCCCGCCTCTACGATGTTCGCCGGCACCGTCTCCACCGGCGGCAGCATCGAACCGGCCAGCGACGGCGGGTGGCTGCTCAAACTCTCCGCCACATCGAGGATGGCCGTATGGAAGCGCCTGCAATCCCAGGGACCGACCGACATGGCCGCGAAATGGGACGGCGCGCACTGGATAGGCACGCCGTCCGCACGCCTCAAGGAGATGAACCGCAGGGCCTCGGCGCAGGGAGCGCCGGAAGCCCAACTCGACGGGCTCGCCCTGCCATCAAGCGTCGCACCATACACGCCATCCGACCACCCATCGCAGCTCGACCTGCTGCACCGGCTCACCGCAGGGCCACGACTCCCGCAATGGCATGAGGTCTACGAAGGCGCGGCATCAACCCTCAGGCCGCTGTGCCTCGCCGACCCGATCGCCGTGCACCTGTCAGCCGATGGCCGGCTCAACGTCCTCACCGACGGAGAGACACGACACGCACTCTCGGCGGCCGACATCGAAGCATCGACGGATCTGAGCATCACCGAACCTTTGACGCAGGTCGTCATCAACGCGAAACGCGTCAAATCGGATAACGGCAAGCTCTCTTTCGACGACGTGGAGATCACGATGGGAGACCAGAACCGTCTGCCACCACAATTGACCGCCATGCAGAAGAGCCTCACCCTCGATTCCGACATGCTCGCCGTGGACGACTCGGGCGGCGTATGGAACAGCGGCGGCACCTCGAACGTCAGCGACACGGACCGCGCCAACGTCGCGCAATGGCTCGAATCGCACGACCTGCGCATGGTCCCGGAAACCGTGACGTTCAACAGCACGCGAATCGACCCGGCACGCCTGCCATGGCTGTACAAGGCAAGACCATCCGGCCCGTTCATCATCGTCAAGGCCAAGGCGTCGGCCCTGACCGGCTCAGATGGCCGACCGTCCTTCACCGGCCCCATCACGACCATCGGCGGGACGCTCTCATACAGGTGGCGCGCGGGCAAGCCCACGCTCACCCAGGAAGCGACGCTCACCGCGCTCCGACCGCTCCTGACGAAACGAATCACATGGGCCGACCTGCCATCCACCCTCAGCTGGCAACAGCTCGACCTGCACATCTGCGACCTCTCGATGATCCAGATCATAGACACTTCAACCATCGACGACAAGAAAGGAACACAATGACAGCAACAACACCCATCTACGGGCTCTCATATCCCGAAGGCTCGGACCTCGTGTCATCCGCGCCGGACTCGTTCAAAAGCATGGCCGACACGTTCGAGCAGGCACTTGACCAGGTGGACCGGAGGACCACGCCCGAAGGCGTCAAACCCGTCATCGCCACCACCCTCGCCACGCTCGCCACGCGAACGGGCGTCGTCGGCCAGACCGG